GTATCTGGAAGTTTGCATGGCTATTATGTTTGTCCGATGAGAAGATTACATCGATGTGACAGGCCATCAATAAAAAGAGATTTGGTTGATTATAATATCATTAATGAATTGCTTTTTAATTGTAGCAAAATTCAACCAGTTGAAAACAAGAAAGATGCTAATGAAACTTTAGAGTTAAAAATTATTGAGCTTCAGATGAAAATTAATAATTTAATCGTTGCATTGTCTGTCGCGCCTGAAGTTACCGCTATAGCAGAGAAAATAAGACTATTAGATAAGGAATTACGAAGAGCTTTGGTATCATTGAAAACTTTGAAGAGTAAAGGTGTAAATTCATTCAGTGATTTTTATGCTATTGACTTAACCAGTAAAAATGGACGAGAGTTATGCCGTACACTTGCCTATAAAATATTCGAAAAAATCATAATTAATACGGATAATAAAACCTGTGATATCTATTTTATGAATGGCATTGTTTTTAAACACTATCCTTTAATGAAAGTAATATCCGCCCAGCAGGCGATAAGTGCTCTCAAATATATGGTTGATGGTGAGGTTTATTTTTGAGTAATAATCACTTTTTCAACCGTGCTATGGTATGAAAGTAAAGTAACTACTATGATATTAACTATCGAGCAAGAATATCCCCAGGCACTCAACAGGGCGCAGGTCAACGTGAATCGGTCATGACACGACACCGATTTTGCGGAATCAATGTTGCTTATGAATACAACATCCCGCTTAGTACATGTTCAACACATCAGCAAATTTTGAACTGGGTGTGGCACTTAACTGAAAAAACATGGATGACACAAAATGTTACTCGTCGCTTCATTGAAGTAGCTTGTGGATATCACAAGCTAGACTATCGCCAATGATATTCAATTTTTGATTTTTTAGTATCAACCTTCCATAATAATGTCACCGGAGCTTGAACAACTCCGGTGACTTCTGCGCATTTAAGGGGACTTAAATGCGACCACAATCTGAACTCCTTACCTTGTCACAGATGCAGAAATGCACCTGCGATGTCTTGCATCCAGCGTTTGATCTCTGCGGAGGTGAAGCGTGAACCTCCCACAAGATGGCATCAAATTACATCGCGGTAACTTCACCGCTGTCGGTCAGCAGATCCAGACTTATCTGGAAGACGGCAAATGCTTTCGCATGGTGCTTAAACCGTGGCGCGAGAGACGCAGTCTTTCCCAGAATGCACTCAGCCACATGTGGTACAGCGAAATCAGTGAATACCTCATCAGCAGGGGGAAATCGTTCGCTACTTCAGCATGGGTAAAAGATGCTCTCAAACACACATACCTCGGTTATGAAACCAAGGACCTGGTTGATGTCGTAACCGGCGAAATCACTACTATCCAGTCGTTACGCCATACCTCCGATCTTGGTACCGGAGAGATGTATGTCTTCCTGTGTAAGGTTGAAGCCTGGGCGATGAATATTGGCTGCCACCTGACTATTCCACAGAGCTGCGAGTTCCAGCTGCTGCGTGACAAGCAGGAGGCGTAATGGCTACACCGCTTATTCGTGTCATGAACGGACACATCTACAAAGTACCAAATCGTCGTAAGCGTAAACCTGAGCTGAAGCCATCCGAAATACCAACACTGCTCGGATATACCGCCAGCCTGGTTGATAAAAAATGGTTGCGACTGGCAGCAAGGAGGAATCATGGCTGATTTGAGAAAAGCAGCGCGTAGTCGGGAATGCCAAGTAAGAATCCCTGGCGTATGTAATGGCAACCCTGAAACGTCTGTACTGGCACATATCCGGCTGACTGGATTGTGCGGCACCGGTACCAAACCGCCAGACTTGATTGCCACCATTGCATGTTCTGCCTGCCACGACGAAATCGACCGCCGCACACATTTTGTCGATGCTGCATATGCAAAAGAATGCGCGCTGGAAGGTATGGCGAGAACACAGGTTATCTGGCTGAAAGAGGGGGTTATTAAGGCGTGAATACCTACAGCATCACATTACCCTGGCCTCCGAGCAATAATCGCTACTACCGGCATAATCGCGGGCGCACGCACATCAGCGCAGAAGGGCAGGCATACCGTGATAACGTCGCCCGAATCATCAAAGGCTCCATGCTGGATATCGGCCTGGCTATGCCAGTGAAAATCCGTATTGAGTGCCACATGCCGGATCGCCGTCGCCGTGACCTGGATAATCTGCAAAAAGCCGCTTTTGAGGCACTCACCAAAGCAGGTTTCTGGCTGGATGATGCTCAGGTCGTTGATTACCGTGTTGTGAAGATGCCCGTTACCAAAGGTGGGAAGCTGGAGCTGACCATCACCGAACTGGGGAATGAATGATGTTTGAGTCTTATATGGCAGAACGTCTTCGCCACCGCTGGATGCGCCTGCGCTTATATCGTTTTCCTGGTTCTGTTTTGACCGATTACCGGATACTGAAGAATTACGCCAAAACACTGAAAGGAGCTGCCGCATGAATACCCAATATTTACAGTATGTCCGCGAGCAACTCATTGTGGCTACCGCTGATTTGAGCGGAGCAACGAAAGGACAGCTTGAAGCCTGGCTGGAGCATGCACAATTTGATACTGGTACATACAAACGAAAGAAGCCGCGCATTCTGGATGAGGTAACTGGCAGGATGATTACGCTGGATAATCCGCCGATTTCCGGTAAGCAGTCGTACGCAAAAGGTTCATCCATTGCACTGGTCAGCCAGGTTGAGTTCTCAACCTCGTCATGGCGCCGCGCGGTTCTGTCTCTCGAAGAACATCAGAAAGCGTGGTTGCTGTGGAGTTACAGCGAAAGTGTTCGCTGGGAACATCAGGTCACCATAACGCAGTGGGCATGGAGCGAGTTTAAGACTCTGTTGGGTACCAGGAAAATTGCAGGTAAGACACTGGAACGTTTGAAGAAGTTGATCTGGCTGGCGGCACAGGATGTGAAGAACGAGCTGGCAGGGCGTAAGACCTATGAATACCAGGAGCTGGCATCACTGGTGGGAGTGACATCAAAAAACTGGTCTGAGACATTTACTGAACGCTGGGTTGCAATGAAACACATTTTTCTACAGCTTGATAGCCAAGCTTTATTGCTTTTAACGAAAACACGTTCAAAACAAAAGACCACATTTTCACAGCAAGATATTGCAAAACTGGATTAAAAATCATATATTTTATGTAAATCTGATATTTTGCCAATGTTGTACGCACTGGCAGTAATCCAAATTCAAGCCCGAGGTTTAAAGCCTTGGGCTTTTCTGTTTCTGAACGGTGAGTAGCCTTCCAACCTACCCCAGCCAGGGGGTCTTCAGCTGTTGAGTTGATATTGCTTAGCCCTCTGTTGCCAGCTACATGCTGGCTTTTTTATTCCAGGCTTGTGGGGAGCATCAACTCCGTGCTTTGTCGTTAAATTACCCCGTGAGCCTGATTTCTGACATTTAACGTCCCGGCCTTTTGTCGGCGGCGAAACATTGGCTATTCATATGCACGAAAAAGAGAGCCTTGCCGGAGCGTTCTGGCTCGTTTTGCTGATCATCGCAGGTTGGGGCGGTCTGGTCCGCTACCTGATAGATGTGAAGCAGAGTAAAGCAACGTGGAGTTGGATAAATGCTCTGGCTCAAATAGTGGTATCAGGATTCACCGGTGTTATTGGTGGCCTGATCAGCATCGAAAGTGGATTCAGTATTTACATGATTCTCGCGACAGCGGGGATTAGTGGTGCGATGGGTTCGGTTGCACTGACGTACTTCTGGGAACGACTGACAGGGGTGAAAAATGCAAAATCTTAATCCTCAGCGTAAAGCCTTCCTCGATATGTTGGCGTGGTCAGAAGGAACGGATAACGGGCGACAACCGACACGTAACCACGGTTATGATGTTATTGTTGGCGGCGAACTGTTTACTGATTACTCCGATCACCCTCGCAAACTTGTCACGCTACACCCCAAACTCAAATCAACAGCCGCCGGACGTTATCAGCTTCTTTCACGCTGGTGGGATGCTTACCGTAAACAGCTTGGTTTGAAAGACTTCTCCCCCAAAAGCCAGGACGCAGTGGCATTGCAGCAGATTAAAGAGCGTGGTGCTTTACCTATGATTGATCGCGGTGATATCCGTCAGGCAATCGACCGTTGCAGTAATATCTGGGCTTCACTGCCGGGCGCTGGTTATGGTCAGTTCGAGCATAAGGCTGACAGCCTGATTGCAAAATTCAAAGAAGCTGGCGGAACGGTCAGAGAGAGTGAGGTATGAGCAGAATAACCGCGATTATCTCCGCTCTGCTCATCTGCATCATCGTCTGCCTGTCATGGGCTGTTAATCATTACCGTGATAACGCCATTACCTACAAAGCCCAGCGCGACAAAAATGCCAGAGAACTGAAGCTGGCGAACGTGGCAATTACTGACATGCAGATGCGTCAGCGTGATGTTGCTGCGCTCGATGCAAAATACACGAAGGAGTTAGCTGATGCGAAAGCTGAAAATGATGCTCTGCATGATGATGTTGCCGCTGGTCGTCGTCGGTTGCACATCAAAGCAGTCTGTCAGTCAGTGCGTGAAGCCACCACCGCCTCCGGCGTGGATAATGCAGCCTCCCCCCGACTGGCAGACACCGCTGAACGGGATTATTTCACCCTCAGAGAGAGGCTGATCACTATGCAAAAACAACTGGAAGGAACCCAGAAGTATATTAATGAGCAGTGCAGATAGAGCTGCCCATATCGATGGGCAGCTCATGCAATTATTGTGAGCAATACACA